GTGCTAGAACTCCGGAGTGGTTTGAAGAGCTTGCATTGTTACAGGTAAAAATTATATTTGGGATTGACGGGTTAGAGGATACCCACCACCTATATAGAGTAGATACTGATTGGAAAAAAATTATCAACAATGCAACAGCATTTATCAACGCAGGCGGCGATGCACGTTGGGATATGCTAGCTTTCCAGCACAACGAACATCAAATAGATCAATGCCGAGTGTTAAGTCAGGAATTGGGGTTTAACGATTTTTATGTTAAACACACAAGTCGTTTTAAAGACGGAAAGCTTCACGTACTAGATGAACTAGGAAAAACACAATATATATTATATCCTACATCCAAAAGTAATGTCATGATCAGCAAAGTTTTAACTGCCGAGAAAGATGTACTGCCATCTATTCATTGCAAAGCAAAGAAAGATAATCAGGTGTATGTCTCGGCAGAAGGCACGATAACTCCTTGTTGCTGGCTAGATCTACAACCAATGCCTCCCACGCAAGACTCTAGAATACAATACTTGGATACTATTGGTCGTTGGCCTAATCTACATCAACAAACATTAAATGAAATTTTTAACAGCGGGTATTTTGATCAAATAGAAAGCAGTTGGACTACATGCGGAATTAAAGAATGTTCTAAACAATGCGGTAAATTTGACAAGCTAGGAGAACAATTTGCAAATTGACACAGAACACTTACACCATTGGATGCAGGCTATCCGTCAAAGTCAGGATCCGATAAGGACCATGGATGCCTTTTGGTCAGGTCAACTTAATAGCAAAGAGTGGCTGATACGAAATTTAAGACGGCATGTGAATAAATTTGTGACCATAGACATACATGGTGGATGGGTTGGCGTATTAGCCAGCATGCTATTTCAAAGTGACGTGCCTGTTATCAGTATCCGTAGCATTGACATAGATCCCCAATGTGAATCTATTGCTATTAATATGAACAAGATAGAAGAGATGGTTGGCAAGTTTCGTGCAGTCACCGCAGATATGTGTAGTATTCGCAGTGATGCAGATGTCATTATCAACACCAGTTGTGAACATATCACGCAAGACCAATATGACTTATGGTTATCAGGAATGCCTCATGACAGTTTATTTGTTTTACAGAGTAATAATTACATTATACCTGAGCATGTCCGCGTAGCAAATAATCTAGAAGAATTCAAACAACAAAGCCATATCAATGTGTTATGGTCCGGCGAATTAGAATTGCCATTATACACTCGCTGGATGATCATAGGAAAATCAAATGTTTAATTTCAACGAAATTAAAAGTGTCCATCTAGAAATCACTAATCGATGTCAAGCAAGTTGCCCCATGTGTCCTCGAAATATTCACGGCGGTCTAGAAAATCCTCTGTTACCTATCAATGATTGGTCCTTGGAAGATTTTATAAAAATATTTCCTGTAGATGTATTGGCACAACTTAAAATTATTAACTTTTGCGGAAACTTTGGTGATCCTCTATTAAACAACGATCTTATTAAAATGTGTGAATATGTCAAAGTTAATTCACCGTCAATTAAAATAGACATACACACTAATGGTAGTTTAAGATCTACCGCTTGGTGGAAAGAATTGAGATCTGCATTACCAGATGATCATAATGTGATATTTGCCATAGATGGGTTAGAAGATACGCACCACCTTTATCGAGTAGGCACCAATTATAATTTAATTTTAAGAAATGCTAAAACATTTATCGATGCCGGCGGAATTACCGAATGGCATTTTATTAGATTCAAGCACAACGAACATCAGGTCGCTGCCGCAGAAGTTTTATCTAAGCAATTAGGATTTAGACAATTCACTATGAAAACTAGCAGACGTCACGGCAGACCATTCCCTGTAGTTGACAGTCAAGGGCAGTTTCTGTACAATCTCGAACAACCATCAGACAGTGTGATTAAATTTGTTAGTAAGTCGGATATACAGGGTCACCAACAATGGCCAAAGGCAGATGAAATTAATTGCGTAGCGATTGCAGACAAAGATTTATTTATTGATGCACATTATCAATTAAGTCCATGCTGTATGATCGGAGCATTTTTATATACAAATTACGATGTTGAATTATTGAAAAAATACAATCTGTATCAAGATGACTCGGTCGTTGAGGAAGGAGAACGAGTACGTCAGCAGGTACTAGAGTTTCCAAGATTGAATGTATTAGAATCTGGGTTTAAAAATATCATTGAATCTACGCAATGGCAGACCATGTGGCAGCAAAAATGGAAGGACAAATCCAGTTCAACATGCATCATAATGTGCGGTCCGCATAGTCCTTTCTTAGGGGTGCATGAGCAAGAAACTGAGATATCAATCAATGAATAAAGTATTTTGGCTACAACCGGAAAACACTCAACTGGGTGATTGGCAGAAACAAATCAAAGACTTAACCGGCAGTTCTAGTTTTTGTGTATTGCCTTGGATACACTTAGCAACTCGTCCTAACGGGGATATGCGTATATGTTGTGTGGCCAATGCCAGTGGTGCAGACTCTGGAGACTATACTGTAGGACTAGTTAAAAAGGAAGATGGGAAGCCAGCGAACTTTGCCAACGATCTTCCTACCAGCGCATTTAACAATGACTACATGAAATCGGTTCGTAAAACCATGCTGGAAGGTGCCGTGCCTGCTAGTTGTACAAAATGTTTTGAAGAAGAAGCAGAAGGTATCGCTAGTAAACGTATTTGGGAAACTGGTACTTGGCACCTAAATGAAAAAATTGATATCAAAGAACTGATAGCTGAAACAGAACTAGACGGTTCAGTTCCTTATAAGCTGCAATATCTAGATTTGCGATTAGGGCACACCTGTAATTTAAAATGCATCATGTGTAGTCCGCACGATAGTAGCATGTGGGCTCCGGAACATAAGAAAGTATTTCCCATCTTCTCTAGCTCGTTGATTAAAAAACAAATGAGTTGGCAAGCTGATGACTTCAATAATAAGTGGCATGAAAATCCTGCGTTCTGGGCAGAAATTTATGATCAGATACCCAATATTAAACAGTTATACTTTGCGGGGGGTGAGCCATTATTGATCAAAGAGCACAAGGTATTCTTATTAGAAATCATTGCTCGAGGATACGCTGGACAGATCAGTCTACGCTACAATACCAACGGCATCCTTGTTAGCGATGAGATCATAGAGATATGGAGTCAATTTCGCAAAGTCAAGGTAGGTGTTAGCCTAGACGGTACAGGACCGCGTGGGGAATATATACGCTATCCGTTAGATTGGAAGGAAGTGGAAACTAATCTAATTAAGTTAGATAATGCGCCAGACAATATACAGACCAATATCGCTATGGCTGTGCAGATACTAAACATCAAACACGTTCCAGATTTTATCAAGTGGAAGGTGCGCATGAAGTTCAACAAGGTAAATTTTGATCTAAATGCAGCAGGTCACGTAATGGGTGGTGGCCTAGTGGGTGTACACTTGCTATGGATTCCAACTTGGTTAAGTTTACGTGTGCTGCCTAAAGAAGATAAACTAGCTGTACGTGAATTGTTTGCTGAACTACAACAATGGCTGTGGGATAATTATACACAGGATGCAGAATTTTGGGAAGTCAATCCTTATGGCTGGAAACGTTGGGAAGGTATCCTAGACTGGATGGACAGAGAAGACCATACTAATTTATTGACAGACTTCAAAGATTATATTATTACGATGGATAAACAGCGTGGCACAGATTTCAAAGAGACGTTTCCCGAACTAGCACATTTATTATGAAAATTATAAAAATTGTATCAACTCAAAAATCTAATATTCTAGCTATAAGATGGAACCCCAACAATGTTTGTAACTATCGATGTGAATACTGTTGGCCTGGTAGTAATACCGGCGATTATCGTTCCCCGCAAGATTTAGACCTCATCATTAAAAACTTTAATCATATGATTGAAAAATACAAAACTAAATTAGGCAAAACAAAAGTACATCTTAGTATTGCAGGGGGTGAGCCTACCTTATGGAAAGACCTAGGACGATTTATTGAAGCAGTTAAAAAAGAAAATGATATCTACTTCACAATAATTAGCAATGGTTCAAGAACACTTAGATGGTGGAAAGAATACGGGCATTTAATAGACAATGCTGGACTATCTTATCACATAGCGGAAGCCGACCCAGATCATATGATTGCGGTGGCAGATACATTATTTGAGTATGGTAAGAAAGTGACTGTGAAAGTTTTGATGGATCGGAAACATTGGCAGAAAGGCATTGACGTAATTGCCTACATGAAAAAGCACAGCAAGCACCCTTGGTTCATAACAACCTGCGAAGTAATTGAACCAGCAGTTGCGAATATCAAAGGTATAAAAGTTATAGACGCCAACGATATTCAATTAACTAAAGATCAAAAAGTATTTTTAAAAAACTCATTAAAACGTATACCTAGTCTATTATGGTTTTGGAAAAATAGGAAATTAATATCTACTGGTGAAATACGACTGCACGAAAGTGTTGCACACTTTGATAACGGTAAAACAATTAAAGCCAAGTCTAATACATACATTAACAAAAACTGGACTGCATTTGAAGGATGGAGTTGTGACATAGGTTTAGATAATGTGTTTATAGAATGGACTGGGGCAATACAAGGATCTTGCCAACAAAAGGTTTATGGGCTCGACTATTCTTTTAATATCTTAGACAAGGATTTTGTAGAAAAATTTGATCCTGATTTTAAACCGTCTATATGTTCTATCAAGAGTTGCTTGTGCGCATGCGAAACACAACAGTCAAAGTTTAAACTTGGTTAATGGAATATCTGCTGCACAGGTGCACCAGTCTCTAGTACACGAAATCGGAGCATCGGGGGCAATGAATGTTCCTGTATAGATATTACCAAGACTGCCGCCTACTCTGCATGTTGCCCTGTGTACTTCTCCGTCCCAGTTGATCATTAAACTTTCAATGCCTGCATTGCAAGTCCAGTCTTTAAATTGATTCTTGTGAAGTTTAATTACATCATTGCTATGCATAACTTCACTATCATCAATACGGCAATTTGGTTTCACAGTAGCATCATGTTTTAAAATCCATTCTAGATCCTTGCCGTCGTATTTTAAATCGTCGAATACATTATGGTCACCTTCAGTCCATCGAATTCTACGAATGGCATATTTGATTCCAATTTCATGAAACTTTTTAACAACAACTTTTACATTGTGCATGTATTTGTGATGAGCCATAACATTAACAAAAAAGTCTCGATCAGTTTCGTCATAGAATTTCATAATA